CTAAATGATGGTCTTTTAGAAGTAAGCATAGCTTTAGCTGATTCTACAGCAGGGTGTATTCTATTTATAACAATAGGAGCCTGGCCACGAGCTTCTAAAACTTCTGCTTGCTCTTTAGTCCATTGTCTTCCTAAACGAAATTCTTTATCTTCTTTAGCTTGAATAGCCCAAGCATCTCGTTTTTTGCTATAATCTTTATAAAGCTGTATTGTCTCTGTAACTATTTCTGGTGTCTTCTTTTCTTCCATTTTCACCTATTTTTTATCAATTTAATATAACACTATAAAGTCATCCAATCAAGCTTTTTCTTTGTATTTAAGCTATTTTCGTCAACTTTTTCCCATTCTTTCTTTCTAGAAGGCTTTGCTCCGTCTAAAGCAGTCCATATAGCATCCATAACATCATCATGTTTTCCTCTAGGATATGATAGAAATTCTTGTTGAGCTATATTATCCTGTGGTCTAAAGTAAAATGTCCCCTTAGCAAATAATGGAACAAGTGATAAAAGTCTTTCACTTTTTCTATTTCTAGGTTTTACACCTTTTTCAAGACCAGGTATATATAAACTTTCTTTAAACATAAGTTCTCTAACAGCTGTTCTTAATGCTTCTTGATAACCAACTGTTTCAATTTTCATTCTCCTAGGCCTATACTTCTTAAAAACCTCAATAAGTTTTTGAGGCTGCTCTGCTGGAGATATTCTATCCCTGAATATATCAATAATGTACTTATTATTATCATAATCAATACCGATTGTAGTAACCACAAAATAATCAGCAGTGGAAGCAAGGCTGCTAGCAGGGTCAACTCCACAATAGACTTCGACTGGCTTAATCTCTTTCTCATCACCTTTCTCCTTTACTAGACAATTTTGTCCATTTACTCTTTCAAAATCATAATGATGCATTTTTATCCATTCTGGTTTAAATGGAGCCATATCAGGAGATTGAGCTATATTCATATACTCTTGATAAAAACCATTCAAGTTTCCTACAGAAGCAAATTCTTTTTTTATTTCTAATATTCTAGATTTAGGAAACCTTTCTGGCCATATACTGTTTTCATCTTCGTCCCATATAGAATACCATAAAACATTCCAGGCTGGAGAGTCTTTAGCCCAATATAAGAAACAATCTTCAGATATTACTGTACCAATCATAGCTATCTTACCTTCATCAGATAATGATGGTATAACAGCCTCAGTAACCCATTTTCTATTCTTAGCCCTAGCTTCTGGAGTAAATGCATTTAATTCTGATTCAAAGTCATCTACTATAATGAGATTAGGACGAGTATCACCTTCAATAAATCCCCTAACTCTTTGTCCTGTACCTACCGCTATTATTCTAGAGCCATTAGCTAATACTACATCGTTATTAGTCCATCTTTTAGCAGTATTAGGACCAAGGTCTCCAAATATATCTCTAAATTTATCTGAATGTGTTAAATGGTATTTAATACGGGATAAGAAGTTTATAGACTGAGTTTGTGATTCAGATATAATAACAATAAATAAATCTTCATCAGACTTTTTAAAAGCTACTCTCCATAAAGGAAAGATGAGGGTGGTAACGGTAGACTTCGCTGTACCACGAGGTGCTGCTATTAACACCCTCCTTTTTTCGTCGTTAGCTAGATAAGAATACACATTTTTGTGGAAAGGGGGTGTACTCTTTCTAAGAGCTGTTGGAAAACAGTGTCTTCCAAATAAAGCCATATTATTACGAAGCTTTTTTAAAGCTTGCATTTGACTATACTGTTCTTCGTAATCCATTATTTTTCCTCAGTAGTAGTCTTAGTAGCTATAAGCTTATCTTCCTCTTCTCTTAACTCATCTATAAGTTTAGTATTACTTATAGCCTCTAATTTCTCTGTAGTTTTAACAAGTTGCTTTTCTTTCATACCATGCATACCTTGTAGATTTTCTACAGCTCTCATAAGATTAGTAACATCTTTCTTATCTTCTGCCATAGCTATTACTTTAGCAAATAAATCTAAAGTATAAGTTTTATCTAGACCGTGGTCAGTAAGTAAGTCTGCAAGTTCTTCTTTTATCATTTTATCAAAAACCTCCGTTTTCATCATTCGTTTCCACTTTTTAAATTCAGTGGGTGTATAACTACCAAGAACCATATCTAATGCTAGATTATAGTCCCAAGTAACAGAATAGGCTTTAGCAAGGTTTTTCATCATATCTTGCTTTGACTTTACTTCTAGCATAGGTTTGCCAGACATAGTAGTATTTGTTTTCCTACCTGATACGTTTAATTTCTTAGAAGCATATTTAGGATTAAAAAAGGTGTAGCCCCAAGGGAACCGAAGATATATATTGTCCTTATTATTATTGGAAGGGTAATTCTTTCTCTTAATACATTTAGCAACGTAATTATCATCAGATATAGCATATCCCCCAGGCTCAACCATTTTCCAGTATACATATTCTATCCCTTTCTCGTCAGCTTCTTCTTTTCTATATACATTATATGTTGTAAGACCTTTATCTTTATGGTCTATATTTATAGTATACATTATCTTAATTCAAAATGTGGAAAGTCATCAAAGTTATTGTCATCTACTTCAAAGTTTTGGTTCCAATCACCACCCCATCTGAGATTAATTCCCATAGATTTGGCAATACCAAGTACAAACCCTGCAAATAAATGAAAGCGCTCCCTATCATCCCAATCGATAGGATAAGGAACCACATCAACAGCCCTGCTTGGATTAGCATTATGACGACCGTTGGGGTATTTAACTTTTGTTCTACCTTCTTCAAATAACTTATCTTGTCTTTCAGCACTTCTATGCCCCTCCAATACTGAACAATCTACATGTTTAATTACTTCATTTAACACCTTTTTTAAATCGGGGTGTATATTTTCCATTTGTTTTCTTGAACGACTTCCAAATTTATACATTACTGTGCCTTTCCTCCTGATGAACTGCCACCGCCTCCTGGCGATTGATTGTTTTTTTGTTCAGAATTATTCTTATAAGCTGAAGTAGCTTTATTATATAACCAACCCAAAACACCACTTAAACCACCGTATGTTCCTTTAGGGTCTGATAAGGCTTGATATCCAGCTTGAACACCTAAAGAACCTGTCCATGAAAGTGGCCAAGTAACAGCTCCTAAAGCTAATGGTATACCTATATCGCCACTTATTCCAATATATTGCTTATCAGGTTCAGAATATGCTGCACCACTTAACTTATTATGAGTAGTTATTTGATATGTAGAACCTGCACCTTCAATACCCATCCAAGGTTCAGCTGGTATGCTGTAAGATGTACCATCAGAAGAATAAGTTCTTACTTCTCCATTTGGCATAGTTATTGTTTGCCCTGCTACAGTAGATAGGTAATCTGGATGAGAAAAATTATTATAATCAAAGTTACTTGAAATGCCACTAGTCTTATCTAAATCAGAATCAGTAGTCGTTACCGTTTCATCTATATTATCTTCATTAAATAGCTCATATAAATCAAAATCATAATTTTCTTCACTATCCATACTAGATGGGTGATATAAATCGTTATTGATTATATCCGCAAGTATAACATTAACTGGATTAGAGGCATCTAGATTAGCTACAGCATTACGAATCAATATATCTTCTTGTGATTCTTTTCTAGCCAATACTATCTACCCTTGCCTGGTTTTGCTATTGGTTTACCTGGTTTCTTAGACGTACCTTTGCCTTTTCCACCTTTACTACCCTTATTACCTTTTGAAACTTTTTTATGTTTCACTGAAGTTTTACCCGTAGTTAAATCTATGTGAAATATTTCTTTTTTTGCCATTTTATCTCCTGTTGTTTAAAAATGTGGTATTATATGAAAAGCACAAGTTTTGCTACTTTCATTTTGACCATTTGCTTTTACTGTAAATCTTGTGTATCTACCTGCTCCATGTGAGTCTAAAAGATATAACATCATAACTCCATCATCTTCTCCTTGAGCAGAATCGTCTATAAGAGCTATTTTAGACATATCATGGCTTATATCTGTTGTTGCAACCGTAGTTGAATCAAATACACCAGATTTAACCCAAGTAGAGTTATCTACACTATGTTCTACCTGAACATAAGTATCAGCTCCTAAATCAGCACTAAATATAGCTAATATAGTAACATCTGAGTTTATTGGCCCAGGTATATAACTAGTACTAGCATCTGCATTGTTACCTAATGTTATTGTTTCAGACATATAGCCAGTAGAGCATTCTACTTTGCCATCACTATTAATTGTTTTATGAAACCTATCCCAAGCCATTTAAACTTCTCCTTGCCATTCTGTTTTTCCTAATTCAGTTAGTATATCGGCATGATTATATTGAGTCATACCCTCAAAACAAGATGGAGTATCAGGTCCATCCCATTTTAATATAGCTTTACTACCATCATTTGTTTTTCTCAATGTACTCATTGATGTTTGAATAGCATTTTCAATCATCTCATCAGTTATATCGGATACATCTACTATTACCCAATGTCTATTTGCCCATCTCATTTAATTACCTCCTTAAGGTGCTTCTATTGCTATATCTGCAGGCGCCATATTTGCCATATGCCCTGGAAAACCATTTACTTTTCTAACAATAACATTATCAATTGTTGCTGTAGCCCAATATGTACCAGCACCACCTTGAGAATTAATGTAAATCTCTAAGTCTGCATCATTAGCTTTTACGTATGTTTTAAATCCTTTTCCAGTAGTATTATTAGGATGAAGATGAGGATAAGAATCGGTGCTAAAACTTACCGATACTCTTGCATTAAAATCAGCATCAAATTCATCAACATCAATCATGATTTCATATATATCACCAGCTGTTAATATTCCCGCTTTTTTTATTAAAGCCCATTCTCCGTTACCTAAAAATTTACCCTTACCATTCTCAATTATAGTTCCTCCGCTTGTAACAGTCCAGTACGAAGGGTCAGAAAAGTCTCCCTTACCACCAAGAAGGTCTGAACCTAATGTAGGATTATTTTCGTCACCTAAACAACCACTAAAATGAGCATAGTCATCACGTTTATAATCTAAAGTTCCATCACCAAATCTCCACCAAGCAGTTATATCACTTCCTGTAGATAGATTATTCAAGTCAAGTCCTGGTCCCATATTCTCTCTAACCTGTGCAGCTGTTAATGTAGTATTAAATAAAACCATATCAGAGATATAACCGCCTAAATAATAACTGTCTCCCTTTAAATTTCCTATATGATTATTATGGTCAGCATGTGCTGAATTTGAAAATGTATTTGAGCCCGTAGCAACTGCAGCGCCATCTAAGTATAAAACCTGAGCTGAGGCTGATGTTGTAAAAGCATAATGATGCCATTGGCTATCATCTATATTTCCATCGTATGTAACAGTATTTAAAGAAGAACCAGAGTAAACATAACCAGTAATCCATCCAGCACTATTTGAAGCGCCATTTCTATTTAATGCTACACTAAAATTACTAGCAGCATTTCCTCTAACATTTGCAAATGCATAAGCACCATCAGTATCTGTTATTTTAGCCCAAAATGCAACTGTAACAGTATTTCCTGTTATAAGTGCATTAGAAGGACCAACGTCTACATAATGATTAGTACTATCAAAGCTATACGAATAACTATCTCTACCAATACCAGGTGATTCAGCTACTATACCTTTAGTCATATTTTTAGATATAGCAACATCACCTTTTAATTCATAAAGTTTTACATTATCTATAAAATAATGCCAAGAACTCCCATCTTGCCTTTCTATTCTAATAATATCTGAATTAGAATCAGCAGTCCAAGTAAACGAATAAGTCTTCCAATCAGTTGTTAAGGTGAAGTTAGTCCCTGTAGCATATAGGGCACTATCCGAATAAGTAGCATTATCTTGGACTCTTATTTGATTTGTAGCACTACCCTTAGCATCAAAAGTTACTCTATAATGTTTACCACTTGAATAGGTTATATTTTGTGCCATACCATTATGCGTGCTACTTGCATCAATATCAACCTTAGCGCTTCCTCCATTTTCAGCATTGTACAAACTAGCTCCAGAAATTTGGGTCCAACCTAACGCATTTTCGTCAAAAGTGCCATTAGTTATTAAATTAGGACCTACACCTTCTGTAGCATCTACAATAGCATGGTCAGTGCCATCTGCATGTTTTACATCATACTTATTATCACCCATCTGCCAATATGCTTCTTTGTGTACAGCTGTTTCAGGATAACCTTCGTATCTAGATAGATTTCTAGGTTTACCCTTGTTATAGAAATATTTAGCTGTACCACCACCTGCAACCAACCTATTTAGATATATAGGGTCAGCTATGTAACCCAACATAGGATAGCTTGTCCCATCATTATAACCGCCTATCCTAACTGGAGCATCATCTTGATTTATTGCCTCAAAATCACTATCTAATTGACCATCATTAACACTACCCATCAGTTGACCATCAAAATACCAACCAATACTTTGACTAGGAGCCCCATTATAAGATACCATAACATGGTGCCATTTAGTATCAGATAATGAGTATTGCCCACCTTCACCTGATGGATTACCCATGTTATTATGAACCATTGTATCATCAGAATCACCACTACTATCATTGGTTCCATCTGAACTTAATACAAAAGATATTTTATTGCCTGTAGTTATGTATAGTAACCATTCTCTTTTATCTCCAGTACCAACCCATTTGGACATTAAAGTCATATTTTCACCAACAAGAGATGGAAGTGCATCTAATTTAAACCAACATGCTAATGTAAATTGAGAATCTCCACCGCTAACGTGGTCGAATGTAGTAGAATCAGCTATCTCTAAAAAGTCATTGGTACCATCAAAGCGAACAGAATGCCTGCTTCTGTACATAGAATAAGGGTCTACGCCCCCTTTTGTAAGTTTTGAACCTAAACCTAAAGACATTAGCCTAAATAAGCTATTATCTTACCAGAAGATAGTATAATTTGGCTCCATCTACCGTATATTGTAGTACCTGCTGAAAATGTAACAGAGTCTACAGCATCTCCATCAGAGTCTATTCCAGTAGCTCCAGACTGTGTATTAGGCCATTTTGTGTCATCTTCAGCCTTTAACCCGTTTGTAGAGTTAAAAACTGCGTCTTCAATAAATTGTATCGCTACAAATACTTGACCTGCTGGTGCATTTATAGTATCAGTACCTTGGTGGAATATAGCACCATTCTGCCCTAAAGCTACTCCAGCACTAACTGGACCTTTAGACGTCATAGTCTTACTAATTCCAGCTGTTGTTATAGTTAAGTCACTCATATTGTCCCCAATTGGTTAAATTATATAATTTTTATCAACTTAATATAGTATATATTACAATAATATCCAAACTATTTCTTTTATACTAGGTGATATCACTGTACTAGCTAAAATGTTTATCAAAATGTGA